AGAAAGGAATAGATTTAATCTATATGGTGTCATATTAAAAAATATGTATGGTATTTCCATACATATTATTTCATATAGATATAAGACATTAAGTCTTATATCTTTTGAATAGGTAGTCTGTTGCGAAGCAACAGTTAAGTTTACTTAATCTTTGACCTACCTATTTAAACTTGACTGTGTCAAGTATTATACGTATGTATAAAAATATATGCTGGTAATCTTTCGTACATACAATAACGTAAGTAGGGATTGACGTTTCAGACATAGCGGGCTATATAAAAAAAGAAGGTTGATTAGAATATTTCTACAGTTCTTGGGTACTTAGTTTGTGTTTCTACTATATCGTGTGACCGATTCTAAGCTTTCTGACTCCCGATGCCAACTTCACCTGTGACTGTTTACTTGCTCCTAATGTTTGTAATATCTGGTACTCTAGCACTATAATAAAATCTACGCAACAATCTACGAAGGATTAGACTTTATGCCAAATTTGATATGTTCGGCACCTAGCTGTAAAAAACGGCTATCAGGAAAGCAAAGAAAGTTTTGTAGCACCCAATGTAATAAGAGAACCTGGGCTCAAACTAAGCGACATAATAAGAAAGTTGAAGAGAAACCTATAAATAAAGACTTCAAAGCCGAAGAGGGCGACTATGCAAGTGTACGTAGAGGCAAATACTATGAAGAGTTTAAAGAACTATATGCAGATTCACTAGCTAACGGAGATATAACAGTGGTAGGTGTAGCAGGAATTTTGGACACCAGTTCAGCAACTGTATCCCGCATGCTCGCTGCCTACAAGATAGATACTCAAAACGAAATCGCAGCCGAAGGCTGGGAGATTGACGAAGAATCTCAATCAACTCTTGCAAATTTTTCTAGCTTTCGCAATAAGTACTTCGCAACAGAGACAGGGGAGAAGTATGAAACTGCTGATTTCCATGAGAACTGGATTAATAGTATACTTACAGCTATAGACGAGGGGAATGAATTATTAATATTAAGTCCACCAAGACATGGAAAGACAGAACTGTTAATCCATTTTGCGGTGTATCAAATAATGCTCAATCCAAACATCCGAATTATGTGGGTTGGTGGGAACGAGGACATAGCAAAGAATGCTGTTAGTTCTGTATTAGACCACTTAGAACAAAACGATAGATTACAAGAAGACTTTTGTGCTCCAGGTAAGAACTTCAAACCTGATAATAGGTCAGGTAAGCAATGGTCACAGAATCAATTTACTGTAGGTACAAGAACAGTACCAGGTATTAAATCTCCAACAATGGTTGCTGTAGGTAAAGGTGGAAAGATACTTTCAAGAGACTGCGACTTAATAATTGCAGATGACATTGAAGACCACCAGACAACAATGCAACCTGGTGCAAGAGAGAACACAAGACAATGGTGGACCACTACTCTATCAAGTCGTAAAGAGGAACATACTGCTGTTGTAGTAATAGGTTCAAGACAACACTCAGATGATTTATATCATCACTTACTAGCTAATGAAAGTTTTGAATCTATTGTTGAATCAGCACATGATGTTACTTGTGGAATAGAAGAACACTTTGTAGATGAACATGTAGATTGTTTACTATGGCCTTCTAAAAGAACTTACAAATGGTTAATGTCTAGACAACAAGCTGCAGAGACTACAGGTGGTAGACAGATATATGAAATGGTTTATTACAATCAAGCGTTTGTTGAGGGTACTCAAATATTTACTATAGATATGATTGATTCCTGTATGAGACCAGACCTAGTCATTGGGCAGATACCAGGTAGCTTACATTTAGTTGCAGGACTTGACCCTGCTAGTTCTGGATATCAGGCAGCAGTACTATGGGGAATAAACTCTTACAGAGGTGAATTGTTTCTTATAGATATAGAGAACAGACAAGGTGGAGGAGTTAAACATGCTCTACAGATTATGTCTGACTGGTATCAAAAATATGATTTACAACATTGGGTAATTGAAGAGAATGGATTTCAATCTGCTATTAGACAAGATGAAAAGATAAAAGAATTTGTTTTAAGAAGTGGAGTTACTATGCAAGGGCATATTACTGGAAAGAATAAACATGACCCTATGTATGGTGTAGGTTCTATGGCAGGATTATTTGAAAATCATAAAATTCATTTACCAACAGGAAACTCTGAAAGTCTTGCTAAAGTTAATGCTTATAGAACGCAGTTACTATATTTTGATGGAAAGCCTGTTTCACAGCGAAACAAGGAAAAAACTGATATAGTTATGGCAGGATGGTTTCCAATGAAAGTATTCAGAAGAATGAATAAAGAACAACTTGCTGAGATGGGTTTAGACTACAATGCTAGCTATACCGATTTTGGCGTAACAGATTATAACGAGGCACCGTGGGGATAGAAAATTTAGATATAAAGAATTATAAAGAGATAGTTGATAATGCAACTCAACTTGTTACTGGTAAACCAACTAAATCTAGACAAGTACAAAAAGCTAGAATAAAAGCAATACTTAATGGTGGTGCTGATGGTATGAAAGCATTACTTGGAAGTAAAATGGAAACTTCAGATGCAGACCTTTTACCTGCACCTAATATGCTTCAATCTGGTATTGATAGATTAGCTCAAAAGATTTCAGGTGTTCCTCAAGTTAGAGTAGATATTTTAAATCATAATACTTCTGATAGAGCAAAAGTCAGAGCAGAGAAAGTTGAAAGGATTGTTACTTCTTATGATGAGAATCAAAACTTAAATTTACAACTAGCTCAGGTTGCCAGATGGTTACCAGGGTACGGATACGCTGCTTGGATTATAACGACAAAAACAGATAAAAATGGTTATGTATACCCAACAGCGGAACTTCGTGACCCTTATGATACCTTCCCTGGAAACTTTGGTCCTGACCAAGAACCTAGAGAGCTAGCTGTTTTAAGAAGGGTACCTAGATATAAACTTGCTCAAATCTATCCTGAGTTTGCTAAAGAGATATTAAATCCAGATGAGAGTGAAAATCAACAAGAAGCTGCTTTTGGTGCTGGAGGCCTTGGCCAAACGTATGAAAACGAGAAACAAAACAATTGGGAAGATAATACAGGTCAGGGTGTCCGCATAATTGAATATTATGATTTAGGTGGAACTTATATAATTTTCCCTGAAAAGAATATGATTCTTGATTTCATACCTAACTTTTTAAGTACTCCTCCATTTATATTTATGAAGAGAGTTTCTTTTGATGAACTAAAAGGTCAGTATGACCACGTTATAGGTTTGATGGCTATGATGGCAAAGATTAATATCATGTCAGCAATAGCTATGGAAGATTCAGTATTTACTGAAACTAACATATCTGGTGAACTTGAATCAGGACAATATAGAAAAGGTAGATTTGCAATTAACTATCTTGCTCCTGGTACTCAAGTATCTAAACCACAGAACAATGTTCCTTATCAATTATTTCAACAAGTTGACAGACTTGAAAGACAGTTACGTATGGTTGGCGGTTACCCAGTAACCGATGACTCGCAATCTCCTAATTCATTTGTAACTGGTGCAGGTCTGTCAGAATTAAATAGCACTATGTCATTAATGATTAATGAATACAGAGAAATTATTAGACATGGTTTACAGAAGATGGATGAAAAGAGATTAGAACTTGATGTTCTATTAGGATTGCAATTCCCTGAATTAAATAAAAAACCTATTCAAGGTTTTTATGCAGGTACTGCTTTTGCTGAAAATTATTCTCCTAGCAATGATATTGGTGGAGATTATAGAACAAGAAGAATCTATGGTGTTATGGCTGGATTTGATGAACCACAAAAGATTGTTACTGGTTTGCAATTACTACAGGCAGGTGTTATAGACGTAGAAACTTTACAAGATAATATAGATGGTCTTGAGAATATAGCTAAGGTACAAGAACGTATTAGAAAAAATAAAGCAGAGAATGTTTTATTTGAATCTGTTCTTGCTAGGTCAGCTCAGGGAGACCCTGCAGCAACTATGGCTGTTATAGCTATTTATGAATATCCATCAGAAATGACAGATATATTAAGAATGTTCTATACACCACAGGAACCTCAAATGTCTCCTGAAGAAGAACAAATGATACAACAACAACAAATGGCAATGCAAGGACCTGGACAACCTCCTTCAATTGCACAAGCATTAGGTGGCGTGTAATGCAAAAAGATGATTTACAATTTTGGAATATTATTAATGCAGAGTTTGGTTCTTTTGACGTTTTAGATGAAACTCAAATAGATAATATGTTTACAGTAATACAACCAGTACCTGGTGTAATAATTATGATAAATGAGGATATACATGGCAAAGAAGCGTGGTAGAGGTGGTTATAGAAAACCAACACCTACAAGAAAAAATGCAGTTAGTGGACCTGGAGCTTTAAGCCAGAGAACTGACGGTGCTCAACCTGTTATGCGTTTACCTGATGCAAAATATGGTGAAAGTAAAGCTTTTGAAGAACAGCAACAAGCTGCTCCTTTAGGAGATGCAGGTGGTGCTAATGCACCATTACCTATGGGTGGACCTGTAGCAGGGCCTAACGTTTTTGGTCCAACAGATATTCCAGGACAACCTCCAACAGAAGGTCTTCCTTTTGGTGCTGGTTCTCCTCCAATGCAAGATATGACAAATAATGTTGATATATTATTATCAGCAATGTATGCAGAGAATCCACATCCATTAATAGCACAGTTAATTAATGGAAGAAGTAGATAATGTGGATAGGTCCTAAAGAAGAAGAAGATATAATTAAAACAAGTCAAGCAGAAGCTAGACTTTTTAATGATTATAGAAAATTCTTTAGAGATAATCCTCAAAAAATAGAATACGCTTTAGCTCATACATCTGCTAATCCAATACTAAGTGCAGAATATATTACAGCATTAGCAATGTTAGAAGTTGACCCATTAGCTGATGCAGTACAAGAACTATGTGATGAATATCAAACTGAATATGTAATACAACAATGTGAACAATGGCAGAATGTTCATCAAAAATATGGTGGAGAAAAAATAGCTGATGATATGGTTTTAGGTGTTACTGATGTAGTTACAGGACAATCACAAATAGGAGTATGGGGTTTTGCTGCACTTGACGGGATTAGAGAAAGTTGGAATAAATGGAATCCACTTCCAACAAGTGACTCTTATGTAGGTGACCCAACAGATGGGAATTTTTATGCTCCTAGAATGCAAGGTCGTATTTGGAGATATTTCCAAGACTTAAGAAGATATGATGATTTATTAGAAAGAGGATATTCACCAGCAGAAGCACAAGATAATATTGCTGCAGTAGTTAGAGGCACACAAGTTGCTGGAATAGGTACAAAACAAGGAACAAGTGAATGGAGAGAAGTATTAGATTCATTTAAAGAAGCTGTTGATATGGCAGGTGAAAACTATGGTTGGGCAGCTGCTAAAAAAGTTATGAATGGTGAAAAATTAAATTATGATAGAGAAAGAAAATTATTCTTTGAAAGTCTTTTTGCAGAAGAAGACCCTAGATATCATGAATTATTAAAAATCCATAATGGTGATGAAAAGAAAGCAAAAGCAATATATTATGAAAATGTTGGTACTCCAATAAAAAGAAGAGATGAAGGTGGAGAATTAAATTATCTTAGTATTGAAAATCCTAATAAAATTGCATTTTTTGCAGATAGAAGAACTAATGGAAATAATAATAATATTTTAGAATACTCACAAATAGAAAGACAAAAAGATTCTGAAATATTACCTTATTCTTTTGGAAGATACGAAGCTTCACAAGTATTTCAACCTGGTACTAAAGCATTTCAAAATGCATCTGGTATTTTAGATTTTGCTTCTGCTTTACCAGCTGAATATATTACAGGTGGAATATTATCTATAGGAAAAATTGTTAAAGGAGCTAGAAGTGTTGATTCAATTAGTCAAATGATTAGAACTAGAAAAGCTGCTGGAGGAAGATTCTTAGGAAATAAAGAAGAAGCTCTTAAATATCAAGATGAGTTATTAGCAGCTAAAGACCCTAGTGCTTTAAATAACTTAGTTGATGACATATCAGGAGAAGCTAAAAAAATATGGAATCCAAAAGTTAAGAAACAATATAAAACTGATAAAAAACTTTTAAGAAGAAATGGAATAGTTGGTGGATATAGACCTGCAGTAATGAGACAGGGGCCTGGCAAAGTAACTGCATTACCTGAATCAGTTATGTTATTTAAAGCATTAGCAAAAGAAAAAAGTAAAATGAGATTAATGTCTAATCCTTCATTAGAAAAAATGGGTATGCCACCAGAAGTATGGCAATGGGTAGCTAGACAATCTGACTGGACTAAAATACAAAAATTATTTAAAGACATAATGACTGATGGAATAACAGAAGTACCACGTATTGGTGGAAACTCTGCTAAAAAACTAGGCGAAGTTGTTACTTTGCAATCACTACCTAAAGGTCAAAGATATCTAACAGGAAGAGCTGTAAGAGCTGTAACTGGAAAAGAAGATTTTGCAATGAGAAGTATGGGAGGTGTTGTAGGTGGTTTAACAGCTAAAGGATTAACAGGTGCAGCTAAATTTACCAGAAATACTTTAAGAATGATTAAACATGGAGACCCTAGTGTAGTTAGTTCTTCAAGATTACAGCCATGGAAAAAAACTAAAGGTTTAGTAGATGGAGAGTTTGATACTTGGGAAGTTATTAAAGCTATGTCTGATACTGGTGCTACTGACCTTGAAAAAATATTAGGTTTTAGTTCTAACTTTAGAGCGGGAATGGACCCTTCTATTAGGAGAATGTTACAAGTAATACCTGAAGGTGGATTATCTTTATTAAATAAAAGACAAGCTACTGCACAACTTATTAGACATTTACAACAAAATCAATATGAAATTGGAGTAGCAGATAAAATTTTGGATAATTGGTTTGCTATAGGTGACGATGATGTTACTGGAATAAAGAAATTTGCAGTTGACCAAATGTCAAGAGATGTCAATTTAGTATATAGAAAACAAGGTGAGAAAAAAGGTAAAGTTATAAAAGATTATGTAAATACACTTTTATCTGATGATGGATTAATTCAAAGTTATTTTAAAAGTAATGGACCAGATTTAGAGACTCATCATATGCCTTTTCCAGGAGCAAAATATGAAGAAGTTATACTAGACCTTGATGTAGGAAAAAAAGTAATACAAATGCCTACAATGCATATAACTTCAGAAGCTGCAGATAATTACGCACCATTGTTAAATCATAGAATGATAACAAGAGCTTTAAGTCCTTTATTTGATGTAATGCCTGAATTTGATAATTTACATTTTGGTGACACATTAAAACATACAGTAAAAAATATAGGAAAATATTGGAAAGGTTCTGATGATTTTTCTGGATTTATTGCTACTTCATCTTCACATGATAAAATTATGCAAGATGCTGTAACTAATGTATTAGATATATATACACAAAATATATTTAAACCAATTGTTCTATTTAGACCTGCTTTCTTTACAAGAATATTTTTAGAAGAGCAAGCAAGAATTTATGCATCAGGTTTAAATTCTATAATGAATCATCCTTATCGATTATTAACTTGGGCTATGTCTTATGGACAAGATGGAATTAAAGGTAGATTAGGAATAAAACAAGGAGAAGACTTAAATGATTTACTACAAAGTCAAGAATATTTAGAAGTATTAAATAGAGGGTGGAGTTTAAATAATATACAAGGTGAAGATTTTGTAAAAGCTAAATTTAGACAATATCCAGATATTAAACCAGGACATCCAGATTATGCTGATGGAATTATTTTTGAATTATCAATGATGAGAAAAGACCCTATAACTAGAAAAGTTGCTGAATTAGGATTTGAAGATGATGGTAAAGAATTAATTCGTTGGTTTCTAGAAACTGAAGAAGGATTAGCTGCACGTAAACAACTTGTTAAAGTAGGTGGAAGAAAATTTCAATCTATATTAAAAAATGATAGAGATGCTATTGCATATTTAGAATCTATAGAAGCAAGAATTAGAATGAGAACAGGTCATTCTCTTGTTGATGGAAAAGATTATCAAAGACTTCTTCCAGACAAATCAAATCTTACAACTGCTAAATATAGTTACAAAGTAAATACTACTTATGAAGGTCAACAATATTTAAGAGATGCTATAGCAACAGGAAAATTAGATGATATAACAGGTGACTCTTTAAATTTCATGCCTTCACTAGAAGATGGTACTGTAAAACTTTTACATAAAGATGAAAAAGTTGCAGCAATTAAATCAATTCAAAAAAGAATTGATGAACAAGGATTAAATCTTGGAATTGTAAAAACTCAAAAAGCATTAGGAGAAGAAAAACAATGGTTAAATCTATATAATACAGCTTTAGATGCTTTCTTTAGAAATGTAGTAACTAGACCTATAAATTACTTAAATAGAAGTACAACATTTAAACAATACAGGTGGGCATATTTACAAAATAATTGGCATACTTATACTCCTGCACTACAAAAGAAATTTCTTAAAGAAGCTAAAGCAGCAAAAATACCTAAAACTTTAAGAAATGATTTAAAAGAGTTACAAAGTATTGGTGGAAAATTAGATGATTATGATGTAGTTAATAATGCAAGTAAAGCTTTTGGAGTAAGTGCTACTAAAGAATTACTTTATGATATTACTAAACGACATAAACTATCAGATGTAACTAGAAATATATTTCCATTCCCAGAAGTTTGGTTTGAAATGTTAACTACTTGGCCTAGATTATTAATGGAAAATCCTATGTTAGCTAGAAAAGCTCAACTAGGTATTAAAGGTTCAAGAGGTGCAAATACAATTGGTTTTTCAGGAGATGGCTTTTTTGCTGATGACCCAAATGGTTCTGGACAAGAAATGTTTGTATATCCATTTGGTGGATACATGGGCAATCTTATTTTTGGTGAAGATTCAAATATTAAAATGTCACCAAGAGGATTTGTTACTGGAGTTAACTTATTAGGACAGGGGTTTGTACCTGGTCCTACTCCATTAGCAGGATTTGCAATAAATAAATTATTACCTAGTGGTGGAGTAGCTGATGAGTTTAGAAGTGTATTCTTTGGAGACTTTGGTCCACCAGGAGGCAATAGTTTCTGGGATGCAATAATACCTAAAAACCCATCATTACAAAAAGGATTAGCTGCTATAGGTTGGGGTGAAGGTATGGAAGAAAGTGAAATCTATAGAATGAGAGCAAGTACAACTATAGATATATTTAAACTTTTAAAGATGGAAAATGCTGATGTGAGATTATTAAAAGAAGGAAAATTAGATAAATATCTAGCAAATATAAATTGGCAAGGTACTACTGCTCTTGTAATTAAGGAAGAAGATTCCTCTCTATTGTTACCAGAACATATAGATACAGCACTTTTAGAATATTCAAAAGATAAAGCAAAACTTACATTTGCTTTTAGATTCTTAGCACAAGCTGTATTACCTACAGGATTTACACCTAGATATTTTGTTGAAGATAAAGATGGAAAAATCTGGGGTTCACAAATACTTGCTAAAGAATATCAAAACTTATTAGAAAAGCATAATGAAAACCATGTTGAAGCATATAAAGCTTTTTATAGAACTTATGGATATGAACATAGTTGGTTAACAACAAGTAAAACTTTAAGTAAAGAAGGAAAACAATCTTTTACAAATAGAGGAATAGCTTTTGAAAAAGAGAATAAAAAAGTTTTAGAAAACTTACCTTTAAGTCATTATTACTTATTACCAGATAATCCATATGAAGAAAGAAGTTATCAAGAAATTATGAATCAATACAATATGGGTATAACTGAATCATTAACTCCAGAAGAATATGTAAGAGCTGTTAATGATACAACTGGATACTTTAGATATACTGCATATAAATCAATGTATGAAAGGTCACCTATGCCTGAAAGACAAAAAGATATGCTTTTTGGTATTAAGAGAAGACAATTAATGCAAGAATTACCTGGTTTTCAACAAAAAGGTGGACAAATTAAACCGCCTACTTCTAAAGAAATATTAGCTGAAATGATTAAGTTTTGGCCTAATCTAGAGATAGCTCAAACAACAGAATCTGGTAGAACTTTTGTAAATGAGTTCCTTCCTATGTGGGAAAAGAATGTAGAAATGTCAACAATATTATCCCCTAGTCGTAGTCCTGAATGGTGGTTAACAAGTACAGACCCAAGAGCTGTGTACATGAGAGCTAACTTCTCTTCATGGGCTGAGGAAACAATACAAAAGAACCCTGATTTTGCTGCAATTTGGGTTAATATAGTTTCTAGAATGTTTAGAGATGATACAGAGATATTTGGAGTTGAAGATTAATGGCATTATCAGATGAAAAATTAGAACTAATAGATGAAGCATTAAGTACAGATGAAGTTATAGCAGATGCTAGTTTATATTTAAATCGTGAAGAGCTTGACCTTACTGATGAACAAGCAGAAGCAATAGTAGCTACTATATATAATGATGAAATCAGTTTAGATGCACTTCGAGTTTTAATAAATGATGCAAAAGGTTTAGATGATGAAGTATCAACTCCTTGGGGAGGTCAACCTGAATTTTCAGAAGAACAATCGCAATGGTTAGAACAACAAGGTTTTAATTTTGAAGTAGTTTATCAAAGAAATGAAGATGGAAGTTTAAAAAGAGACCCAGAAACTAAAAAACCAATACCGATAAATGTATTTGGAGAAGTAACAGATATATTCGTTGATGGATTTTTAGATATAATTTCAGCTGGAGGTCCTGCTGCTATCAATGCATTACAGGATAGTTTAATAGCCGCTGGTGTAGCAAAAGAAGATGATTTTGGTTATGAAGCTACAATGTCTCCTTTGATGTTACAACATCTTAATACAATATTTAATTATGCAAATGAAAAATATTGGAATGTAATTCCAGGACATCCAGAATATGAAAAATTAGTACAATCAGAAAATTTTGAATTTCCTTGGGCTACTGATGAAGAAGCACCTGATATTAAGTTTTCTTGGGGAATGCTTGGCAAAGCTTTAGCAGAATGGTCAATAGATAATGAAGCTCAAGAAAGACATGAAGCAGCTTTAGTACATGAACAGTATGTAGAAGATTTACAAAGAAGTTATAAAATACCTAGTGATTCTGCAATAGAATTAACTATCAAAGAATATTTTAAACAAGAAGCTGGAAGAGAACCTACTGAAAAAGAATTAGGTAAGTATGTTAATTACATGGGTAAGAAATATGATGAACAATATAAAGATTTAATATCTTTAAGTAAAGCAGTTTCAAATGATAATATATATGCAGACTACATTGTAGGTACTGATACTAAACGTTCAGAAGTTAAAATGGGTGGATACATGCCTACAGAAGAAAGATTAGATAGAGATGTATTTCAAACTGCAGACCCTCAAGCTGATACATTAGCTGCTATAGATAGAGAAACTGCTAGTGAACAAGAGTTAATTCAAGCTGGTAAGAGTGCTAGAGAAAGAAGTGCCGAACTACTAAGTTTTATGGTTTCAGGTAGATAAGTGTCTATTTCTGGAATAATCCAAAATGTTACTGGTCAATTATGGCAGTATGACCCTGAAGAACTAGATGAAGGATTACAAAAAGCTCTTAAATCTATAGATGAAGATATTCGTAAACAAGAATCAGAACTTAAAAGATTAAAAAATGATTCTAAAATTTTAAAATCAGATAAAGAATATAAAAGAAAAAATATTAAAAGTCGTATCAATGAATTAAAAAAAGAAAAACAAAATCTTCTTTTTGAATCAAAAGAAAGGTCTAATTGGGAATTTAAAGCAGCTTCTTTTGACCCAGATAATCCTGCAACTGCAGATGAAATGAGACGTAGACATGGTGCTTCTGAAGGAAGAAAAATAAGACAGCAACAAGCTAAAGACAGAGCTGAAGCAAAAAGAGCTGCTGGTGAAACTCCTGAAGTTAAAACAGCAAATATTATTAAAGCAGATGGTAAATGGGGTGAATTAAGTAATTTATCTAAACATTCATTTACTTGGGATGGTAAAGAATATAACAGTGTAGAGCATGCATATCAAACTAATAAGTCAGGTAAATTTGATAAAGTTACATATCAAGCTTATGTAGATAGACCTGAAGCTTTAAAAATTGTAGGTAAATTTAAAGCAGATTATGATACAAATATTCAATTAATGGAAGATTTGTATAGACAAATGTTGAATGAAAATCCAGATATGTTGAAGTTATTACAAGAAACTGAAGGTTTTGAAATAACTCATCAACTTAAAAAATCAGATATATGGACAAAAGAAATGCCTAAGATATTAACAAAACTTAGAGACGAATTTAAATCAACTGGATTTGAAACAGTTAAAATGTATTCTGTTGCAGATGTCCAAGCTAATCCAGATAAAATATATATCTTTGGAGATAATACAGAAGGTTGGGGTAAAGGTGGACAAGCAATAATACGTGATGAATCTAATGCATTTGGTATATCTACTAAAGATAGTCCTAGAGATTTTATGTCTGATGATAACTTTGAAGCTAATAAAGCAAGAATAGATGCAGATATAGCAGCTATTAAAGCAGATGGTAGACCTATTGTATTTCCTGAAGATGGGATTGGAACAGGTAGAGCAGACTTAGAAAATAAAGCTCCTCAAACTTGGGCTTATTTACAAGAACAATTAGAAGGATTAAAAACAGCTACAAATGTACCTGAATACTTACAAAACTTTTCAGGTAAACAAACTAAAGATGAATTAAGTCCAGTATTAAAAGGTCGTGAAAGTTTACCTATTACTGCTGAACAAGATAGAATGCTTGAAATAAAATGGGCAACACATTGGTCAGAACATGCGGATATGTGGGGTGTACAAGTTCACGCTACATCCACAGCAGAAACAGTAGATGGTTTTTATGAATGGAAACATAGCAATCCTGATGTACCTAAGTGGTGGTTTCCTCGTGATTTTATGAACAAATATCAATTAGAACAAAGAGCATTTATTGGTTGGGGAGTTGACCAAGAAGATATAAATAATTTAAAAGAAGGTTTTGAAAAAGGTATATTTGACATAGAAAAAGATAAAGAATTGTTAAGTGGTATTAATGAATTAGATGGTTCAAGTATGTTACAAGATTATTCAGATTTAGAAGTTAAAAGTGGAACTGTATATAACATAATTGATAATCCAAAAGGATTAAATCAATATGTAAATAGAACATTGCATAACTATGCAAATAGTGATATAACATTTGATTTTACGACTGGAGGACCTTCAGGTGCAGGTAATAGTGCAGGTAAAGGTACTCCTGATTATATGAAAAAATGGAATAATATTAAAGTAGACAATGCAGGCAGATTAGATATGAATAATATTGATGAAGTTGCACAAACACTTTCTGATGCATTAACTTCTGGTCAAACAGTTAATATTGCTGGTCATGGCAATTATGCAAGTACCAGAGGTGGACTAACAGAAGCAGTACCACAATTTCAAATAGATAGAACTGTACAAACAATATTTGATAGAGCAAAAGAATTAGCAGGAGATAAACCAATTACAGGTAAAGTTATTTCTGGTGGACAATCTGGTTTTGATGAAGCTGGTATTCGTGTTGCTAGAAATTTAGATATTCCAACTGAAGTTAATGTAACAGAATACACATGGAGAACTCCTGATAAAAAAGATATAACTTCTGAAGAAAATTTTAAATTAAGAATAGAAGGTGATGGAAAAATACCTACAGGTCCTGGAACTCCAAGCATAGATGACCCTGCTTTTAATGCAATAAATGAAGTTGACCAAAAAGCAGGAGGAGATGGAAAATTTGCAAGATATGCTATATATTTAATTGACCCTATATCAGAATTAATAGAAGATGGTGCTATAGCTTTAGCAGCTAAAATGGGAATGCCTAAATTAGCTGCAGGTTTAAGATATTGGATGTATTATGAAGCAGCTAATCTTGTAGCAACTGTAGTAGATGCAATACCAGAAGCAGCTAATCAAGCAGCTCTTGCTCAAATGGACCAATCAATGACATTAGGTGCAGGTTTAGGTTTAGTTGATGAAAAAGCATTTAATAATTGGAAAGAAGATTTAAATAGTGCTACTACAAAAAATATATCTGAAGTACAAGAAGATATGTACCAAATGGGTAACAGAAGTCCTCTTACTAGAGCATGGATGGCATTTGAAGAAAAAAGTGGTTTAAGGGTTCCAACTATATTTGATGCAGCTAAACTAAGTTGGGTAAAGAATATATTTAGTGAGGCAAGTAAATAATGGCTGAAGTAACTTATGGTCCTAAGGACACACAAATTATAGATGTAAACGGTGAATTATATGTTTCATATGATGCTGGAGCTGTTACATATGTTTGGAAATTACCTGAAGGTTCAGAATTATGGCAGTTTACAGATTTATCTGAAGAAGAATATAAAGACCCAGATAAACTTGCTATGTATAAACAAGAATTAGAAGATGCTGGAGGTTATAGATTTCCAACTGAAGTTAGTTTTGAAGATGCATTTATAGATAATGACAGGTTAGTTTTTGCTGGAAGTGCAAAATATCTATCTGATTATGATGATACAGATTCAATAACTGAGTTTCTAGATGAAATAGAAAAAAGAAAAATTGATACTCCTTGGTGGAGTAATGATGCTTATGTTGATTTCTTTACTGAAACTTATATAAATTATCCAGATAATTGGCAAGAAATAATGGCTGATAGTCCAGAAGTTTCACAAATATTAGGAAGTATGGGTATTACAGATGATTCATATAACAGATGGATTGTTAAAGCTACTAAAGGTGGAGAATTTCAAAGTGATTATTTAGATAATTATGAATCTTTAAATGCAATAGTAGAACAGAATGGTGCAGAAGTACCTGATGATGTTCTTAGATATATAGCTAATGAGTGGAATTATGGAAGAATGTCTAAGACAAAAGCTATACAACAAATAACAAAAGTTATTGACCCTTATACAAGTTATACATTAAATCAAGGTGTTAAAGATGTATTAGAAGGTAAACAAGTTAGTACTGTTAAAACTGATGAAGATACTGTAAAAGATTTAATGAAGAAATGGTTACCTAAAAGTGATTGGTTAAGTAATGAAGATATAGCTGAAGAAGCTGGAAAAATAAGAAATAATTCTAATTACAAAGCTCAATTGATTGAAAAGTTTAAAGATAAAAGATATACAACTTATTCAATGTATGACAGAGAAACAAGTTGGGAAAATATTTTAAGTTCAAAACAAGCTGTTATTAAACAAATATGGGGACAAGATATAGAAGAAGGTAATCCTGTATTAGATAGCATTATACAAATGAATGATACTGCTAAAGAAAAATCATTTCTAAGAAAAAAAGGTTTAGAAGATGGTGTTGAAAAAGTTGTAAATGATTTACTAGAAGCTCAAATTAGTGCTTATGGTGTTAGAGGAAGTAATATGGGCGTTATAAGGTCAGGAGGATTTGTAGATAGATAATGGCTGAAATGGTAAAAGTTTATAGAAAAGACCTAGGTTTTGGTCAAGGTTATGGTGGTTCTAATTATTATTTAGTTAGTAAAGACCGTGCTCAAGAGTTAGCAAGTGCTGGTTATACAACAGATGAACAAGAAGCTAATGTAGGTAGAGCTGACCCAGGTGGTTCTGTTTATATTGGGACAGATACTCCTCAACAATATGGTGATAGTGCTGCTTTAACTGGTGGTGGTGGTAGTTCTGCTGCAACATCAGATGCTCAATATGCAGCAGCAATGGATAAAGCTAGAGTATTATTTCAATTTTTTCCTGAAAGTGTATTAAAAGAATTTGCTAATAAATGGGTTGAATTTGGAGATGAAGATTTAGCAATAGCAGCTGCAAGAACAACACCAGCTTGGGAAAAAGAATTTGGTTACTTAAGAAGACCTGATAAAACTTTAATTATGACTGAAGTAGAAGCAATGGCTGCTAAAGCATCTTATAGAGAAACTTTAGCAGAGGTTGGTATAGCAGATACTTCTCAATTTGAAGATGATTTTGAAGAATTAATAAAAGGAGAAGTAGCAGCTACAGAATTTCAAACAAGAATAGATTTAGTATACGATGCAGTAAAAGATAATATTCCTCAAGTAGAACAAATGTTTAGAGATAGATATCAAATTGATACAGATGCACCTACTATATTTGCTGCTTTAATTAGTCCAACTATAAATGATAAGTTATTAAAAGGTGATTTAAAAACAATAGGAGTTGGTGCAGAAGGTGTTAAAGCTGGATTTACTAGAACATTTGCTGAATTTGAAGCATTAAGAAAAGCTGGTATGAACCAACAACAAGCTAGACAAATGTATAGTGGTGCTCAATCAGTAATAGATGTAGGAGCAAGAGCTGGTGGTAGAGATATAGATATATCAGTTGTTGAACAAGCTGCATTAGGTAGTAAAGAAGCTCAAGAAACACTTACTTTAGCTGCAGCAGAGACACAAGGACAATCTTCTATGATTGGTGGAGCTAGAAAAAAAGATGGTAAAGTTACTGGACTTCTTGAACAATAGTGTATAATAAGG